CTACCGCTTTCATCCGTTGTGGATATATTTAGCGAGATCCCTCCGGAAGCAACAATAGTCGATTCGTGTATCGTTCCATCCGCTCCCTTTCCTGCTTGCCATTGGAATGTAACTTTGATGTAATCTCCAGATTGCTTTTCTTTTCCGTCGGCATCACATCTAATCGCTTTTGCTCCGAATATCTGCGGTGGAATATAAGCGTCGTTCCAAACTGCGTATAATATCGCATCGCTATTGGCTGAATATGTACCCTCCGGCGAATAAACTACGCTTCCGGTTGGTGATGTAGCCCAGCCTGCAAAATTATATCCGCTTCGTGTAGGTATAACCGGCGAAAGGTTTAAGTCTACTCCGTAGGTCTTCGTCTGGTTTGAAGGCGCATTTGATCCTCCGTTTGCATTATACGATACCGTATATGTATTGACTTGCCATTGTGCGTAAAGCGTTACCGACTTATTTACATCGTATGTACCGCTTGGATAATATTTAGTTCCTGTGCCGTCCTTATTTGTAGTCCAATAACGGAAAGTATATCCAGTTCTTGTAGGAGTCTTGCTCGATAAAGTCAGTGGGTACTGGTCTGCCGGCACATTTGGATCGCTATGCCACTTCTTTTGGTTGTCCGGCGCACCACTTCCTCCGTTTGCGTTGTATGATACTGTGTAAGACGTCCAAGCACTTACGGACACGCTTCCGCTTCCTTCCAGATACCCAGATGAAGTTCCGCTTAAATCAAGAGTGCAACTTAGCTCCCAAGTTCTGGCTTTTTCTTTTTTCTTGATCCAGTAATATGCCGAACCGATGAAACTGGTGGAACTTGTGACGTTCACCGAGAAATTAAAAGTTCTGGTAGGATTACTGCTTCCGCTTTCCCATAATTCTGGGTTCTTTCCGGCTTGCGTTCCTGCAATAGTAATGCTACCTGCTGTTGGATTTTTATAAGAGCCGTTGGAGTTATTCAAATATAAGTCTACTCGTACATAAGCCCAAATATCTTGGTTCTTTTCTGTCGTGACGCTTAATGAGATTGATGACATTATGCCCTCCTAATTCCTATACCGCCTCTAAACTCTATTATCTCAAGCTCTCCTATCTTGATAGAATCGTGGATTCTGGCGTTATTGATGTCAATAACGCTTTCATCCTCATCCGTGGTAATGTATGCTACTTCCACATCGTTTTTAACCATTGAGATTCGAGTATTTGTTACCTTTACTTTAGTCTCCCCTAATGCCGTTCCGGTTTGAATCGAAACGGAAGGTTCGTTCTGGTCTATTACTACCGATTTGGATAGCACTTCCAGCCTGTCGTTTATCCCACCTTCTCCGATAATGGATTCTTGTGCCGTGTCTGCGGTAATCTGCGCTGTGTCTGCGGTAATCTGCGCTGTGTCGGCTGTTTGCTTTGCATCTATTGCTTCAGCATTCGCTTTATTGGCTTCTTGCTGTGCGTTTATTGCTACCGTATCATCCGTAGGCGGTTTGGTCGCATTTCCGGTGATCCACGCAGTTCCTCCTGCTACCCTTATCTGGACGATATCTCCTTTTACGCAGTTTATGGTCTTTCTAATCGGTGTTTCGTAGACTCCAGAGGGGATATGCACCCATACCGTATCTCCGTCTACTCTTGTTACTTCTGCCGTTGTGTCGTACGGTTTAGTAGTCTCTTGCGATTTCTTTAACGCCTCTGTAAAGGTGTGTAATAGTTGATCCGTTTTTAGGCTCATTGTCTTACCTCTTCCGTAGTGTCTGCTCCGTATCCCAGATTTATCTTTTGCGAAGTTATAACATACACGCCGTCTAACTGATCGTAGTTGAATTTTACGTAATCTGTTACATATAAGTCTGGAATGTACCTTCTGGTATAAGACGCCTTCTTCGACACTCTCTGGCTCTGTTTAAGCCTCCTGCGAGCATATTCGTACAGGGTCTCGCCTACGTTCAAATTACACGACTGTTCTTCTGCCCAAATCTCACGGCCTCTTTTTGCAATGTCTTCTTCGTCCTTCACGATAACCGAGTCTGCATTCATTACCGCTCGGAACACATTCGGGCTTTGGTACCAGTCGTTTTCTTTCGTGAATACCGGCTCTATGCAGTCGTTATCCAAACCAAAAAGTGCGCTGGGTTCTGTTGCTAAAGGGCAAATATATATTTCTCCCTTTCCGCTTATTTTGATCCTCCAGTTTATGGCCAGCAGAATTTTATTAAGCATCGAAAGATATGTCTCTCCGGCCTCCGCTATGATATGATCCTGTAATACCGGCATATTACTTTCGATTATGGCCGGTGCCGGTGTCGCATATAATAACTCCCTTACTACGCTACTTCCAGACCCAGCCGGTGCGTACCAGCCTCTTTCTAACAGTATGTCGCTTAAAGGCTTTAATACCGAATAACATTCCCAAGTATTTGACATTATTCTGCCGTTGTTATCCGTCTTCGGGCTTGTGGCCAGTCCGGTGAATATTGCCGTATGAGTCAATTCGCCGTTTTGCTCTGCGTCCATCCAGACTCGAATCCATTTTTCCTCTTCTAACTTTATATCAGTTTGAATGTCTGCGGATTCTTTTAATTCGCTGGTTGATCTTGAAACAGTACCGCCTTTTATTTCAAGGCGGTCTTTGTCTCTCCAAGTTACTCTGTCAACAAAACTGGCATAATATCGTGCTTCCAGTCCTTTACTCCAGTCCATATTATCCTCCTACGACAATAGCATCATAGCCTTGGCCTTCTACCCTCGTGATCGTCAGCGAAAACTCATTTATCATTCCGTGCCTTTCGTGGTTCTTTGTCTCGCTTACATCTACATTAGCGTGGTATGAGGAGCCGTCTGCGGTTCTTACATTGCATATACCTGCAAATTCCGCAAGCCGTCTTAACGCCTTTACGGTATCCGGTTCCAAACTATTTAATGTAATCGCCGATACATTACCGCTTCTCGATATTGTGGGATTCCAGTCTCCTTGTATTGATCCTCCCAGATACTTCTTTTCTACGAAGTCTTTCTTCCATTCGTTATTGGTGTCCACGTTGTAGTACAGTTCTACTCTATCTGTGCCAAAGTCTATAATGGTTTTGTCGTATTTAAATCCCGAATTTAGGTCTTTCCACGCCGGTGTACCGTCTTCCGTGAAATAATCTCCGTTTGCCGTTCTTAATACGACTCTATAGCCTCCGTTTATCGCTGGATAAGGGTCTAAATAGGTCTGCCCAAATTCGCCTCCTTGTAGGATCAGTTCGGGCTTGTCTATGCTTAATCTGTAAATATCGCACACATCGCCTTGCTGTACGTCTGCTACTTCCGGTTTTATCATTGCGACTACGCCTTGCGAGAACACGCTTGCATACGGTTTCACGGCTTGGTGAGTCCAATGTACTTCAAACTCCAATTCTGTTTTTGACGACTGGCCTATTCCGTCTTGTACCGTAGCGACTATCTTGTACTTTGCTCCATCGTCCAGCATTCCTTCGAGGTCTGCCAAATCTATGGACATCTCTTCGTCTCCGGTCTGCTGTTTCATACATACCAGTTCGTCCTCGTAGCCTTGATGTATGTCTTCGTCCGGTCTCATTATAGCATAGGATTCTGCTCTAACGATTTCTACAGTAGTTACGTCGCTCGTTCCTGCGCCTGTTACAGTTACCGTTAATGGAAGCTCCGTCAATGCCAACACTTGTCTTCCTCCTACTGTGGTAGAAACTAATGATGTATTGGCGATTACTGCGGATAACTCCGGTGCTACTGTAACATAGAACGTGTCGCTGTAATCCGAGAACATTCCAGAGGCGGATTTAACTCGTAATTTGAGGTCGTATGATCCTTCACTCCAGCCTTTATCCTGTGCGTAAATTTTGATATGCTTTTCTGTTAAAGAATGTGCTATGATTTGCCCACTGCTTACTAATTCTGCATACGCTTGCTCGCTTCCGTCTGTAGGCGAATAGTTCCAAGATATTACTACGCTTCCGTCCTTTGCTATCGTGGAAGCGCTCAAATTAATCATTGGCTGGGTAGGTGCTGTACTCATAATAAAGTCTATTGTATCGGAATACGGACTGTAGTCCTCTCCCGACTTAAATCTGGCTTTAAGGTAGTACCGCTTGCCTGTTTCAAGGCCTTTTATAAGCCAATTCACGGCGTATCCGTTTACTTCGAATGTATCCGGCTTTGCATTACTCTGCCAAGCGTCTTCGTCTTGCGACCACGATATTTCTATGCCATCCGCTTTATTCCAAGTCCAGTCCCACGATACCCTTATATCGTTTCCGTTTAGCACTTCCGCTTCCAGCCCTTCCGGTGCTTTCGGCGTATTGCCTTGTGTCGACACCGCTTCGGAAACCATTTCTGCAAAGACTGTGTAAACACTAACGCCCTCGCTATTGGTGATCCCGTTATAAGTGCCTACATAGGCCTGTACTTCTATGGTGTATTCCTCGTTTTCCAGCCTCTCCGGTATCGTTACTATCGCTTGGCTTGCAGATGTGGGTATGATCCCTATAATAACGCCTTTTGTGTATCTAACTGTGCTTTTGTATATAATGCCGAGGAACTGTCTCTTTACTGTAATATCCGAGCCGTTGTATACACAAGCTGTCGAGTTATTGGTCGCTTTTACTGTCGCTGTGTTTTCGTTGACGCTGACGTTCAATCCCGAAGGTGTTGCCAGTTTCCCCTTCCGCACTAACACTATGTCGCTGTATGCGTTTCTGGTGTCGTGCGTCGTCATTACTCTTGCGAATAAACACTGATCGTCTTCCAGCCCTCCGGATATATTGACTGATGCGCTGTCGTTACCGCTTGTGTCCATTGCTGTTATGGCTGTCTGCCAAGAAGGGTTAGCCGGTGGTTCTATATCTGCAATTGGAATCGCTTTAGCGTACTGTACCGCTACCTCGTCTATTGGCCGTGACTCTATTGCTAATGCTTTCCAAGTCATATCCAAAATAAATCCCGACGAGTGCAGTCTTGCGTCCGCTCCTATAACTACTGCGCTGGAAGGGTCTGCGTAGACGTGCTTCGTGTACACCCACTCCGAATCGCCTCCACATCCTCTGGATCGTATCCTAAACCATCTGGTATGTGATCCGTAAGATATTACTGAACTGTCTTCGGTAATGCTTTTGCTGTAATTAGTGGCAGAACCGCTTCCACTCTCCCAACCGTCTACGCCTCTCGTCCAATTAAGGTTCTTTCCTTGCGCTTCGTCGCTTTCGTGTACCAGTATTGACTGCCATTCGTACTTCGTAAATATATTCCTGCTGGTGTTGTCTGCGTCTATGCTGAATGTAGCCTTAAATACGTTCGAACTTGTTAATGTACTTGTTACCGATGGTGCTGGCGGTTTATTGACTGTCTGGTATAAATATGTATCGCTCGACCAGTCGTATCCGCTTTTCTTGCCTCTTACGCAAAACTGTATCCCTAATAATTTTTTATCCGTATTCGGATGGTATTTAGAATACATATTGCTGATCGTAAAAGTAATTGACCTGTCGTTTGGCAATACCGAAAGTTCTACCCAAGATGTATATTTGCCTTCGTCAAGTCTATACCAGAATCTCTGCCCTCCATCGTAGTTCGTGTCTCCGGCTTTCCAACTACAAGTGAAGCTGTTATCTTTCCTTGACAAACTTAATCCAGTTGGTGCTTTAGTTTTAGCCATTAGCCCATCCTCATATCCATTCTTAACTGATGAACAAATCTATCTGCATAGTCCTCCGGATCTTCCGCTCCGTTGACTGTCATATAGTTGTTTATTACTAAACTCCTTGTCGCTTCTCTACCGTCCTTCGGCGCTTTTAAATTCAATTCGTAATTGCCGTCATATTCCGGTAATAAGGAGTCTAAACTTCTCTGGATGAGGTCTTCTCCGTTTTCAAGTCCTTGTGCAAGTCCTTTTACTATGTTTCCACCGATAACATCCCTTGCCCACTTTGAAGGTGATGCTATTCCAAAAAGGCTCTTTATGAAGGATTTGACGTTTCCAATCCACCCAGAAATAAGGTTTTTGATCCATTGCAGATTTCCTGCTATGCCGTTCCAAAGGCCTCTTACTATGTCCGCTCCTATGGATGCCATTCCGGCTATGCCGTTTCTAATTACCTGCGGTATCTGGCTTATAAAGTTCGCAACTTTCGTCTTGAATGATCCCCACATATTACTCACACCTTCGGAAAGTTTTGATACTATTTGTGATCCTGCGCTAAATACCGAACCCAGCACGCCTATAATGGCTTGTACAAACTGCGATATAATATAAGGTGCTTGTTTTATTAATTCTGGCAATGCGGTTATAAGCCCGTTTACCAAAGACACTAATATTTTGCCTCCGCTTTCTGCTATCTTCGGTAAGTTTTCTGCTAAAGCCGTAACCAAGGATACAATAATATCCGGTGCTTTTTCCAGCAACTGCGGTATTGACTCGCCAATTCCTTCTATTACGCTTATTACGATGTCCGTTCCTATGCCGATGATGTCCGGTAACTTATTGACAAGCTGGGTAATTAGGTCAGTTATTAGTTTCGTTCCTTCTCGGAACAACTGTGGTGCGCTCTCCAAAATCGCTTTTGAAAGTCCGGCCACTATCTTTCCACCCATTTCCATTACCTGCGGTAATTTGTCGTTGACGCCTTGTATGATACCGTCTATGCCTTCAATGATCTTGTCAGCACCCGAAATATCGCCTGTGAACACCAAAGCCAAGCCATCGGTAACTTGGGTCAATGATGGCAAAAAATCGCCCATAAGGCGGTTTTTTAGGCCGTTCATAGTCATTTCCATTGTGGTTAACGAGTCTTGGAATTCGGCTGAAGCTTTTACAGCAGATTCCGGCATAACCATACCGTATTTTTCTGCCATTTCCATCTGCTCTTCGATGGCTTCTGTGCCTTGATTAAGAAGAGGCCCTAATTCAGTTCCGGTTCTTCCTAACAGTTTTGTAGCAAGGACGGCTCTTTCTGTGCCGGATTCCATACCGGACAGGCCTTTAATGGTTTTTTCAAAAAGTTCTTCTTGCGAGAGGTTTGCAACCTCCTCTTGACTAATTCCTAATTTCTGGAAGTCTTCGGAGTTGGCTTCTGCCTGTTGGGACAGCGTTTTCATTCCCATCTTCAATGAGTCTACGCTGGTTCCAGCCCTCTGCATAACATAATCCCACTTCTGGTACGCTTCTGCGCTTATGCCGATTTTCTGTGACATTTTGTCAACATTATCGCCATATTCTGCGGTCTTCTTTGCGCTGTTCGTGAATGCTACGCCTAAAGCGGTAACACCGGCTGTAAATCCTGCTATTACCGAAGCACCTTTAGCAATAAATCCTCCTGCTTTTTCACCAAACGCCTTCGCTTTACTTCCGGCACTGTTTAATTGCGACTCGTAATCGCTTGTATCTAGTTTTAACGTGGCTACTAAATCAAATAGATTCATTTTTTACTCCGTTCAGCCTTGTTATAAAATATTGTTTGATTTCTTCGGCTGTACGCTCTTCCTCCGGCTTCTGGTCTATGATCTCGCTGAATGATCTTGTTATCTGCGTTCCTACTCCGTAAACCTCTGCCAGATTATTTACGGTGTGCATAGTCGTGGTTGCTATATAATTTCTGTAAGCATCTTCTATGCGTTGCTGTTTGAGTTTTGCCCTATAATAGCAAAGAAACGGCGTTATACTTCGCCGTCCTCTGTACTCTCCGTAGCAGATCCAGAAGATGTCTGCTCCATGGTCTGCTCCTGCGAGAAAAAAAGACTACTCAACTCCGGATCACTTGCTATATCCATTACCAGATGTATTAACTTCGTTGGCGTTGCTTCTTCTCTCTTTTCTCTTGTTAGTGGTTCGTACATATCCAGCACTTCGTCTGGGAATTTCTTAAGTATGTACGATACGAGTTTCATTATCGGCGTTCCCTTTGTGTGTACCAGATTCTTGAATCCTTCGTCACTAACAATTGTCGATACCGGCAACATAATGTCTGCTAATACTTCTACAGCGTCATTGCCCTTAAAATCCGTTAATTTCACCTTTTCACTCCTCCCTTATATTTAACCTTCTACGGAATAAAATTCCATAGGCATTGTATCCTGTGCAGAACTGGAAACATGACCTGTAAATTCAAGAGATACCTGTCCTTTTCCGTTTTTCGTAGTCTGGAGAGTAAAGCCTCCTGTAGATAAAGCATTAATCAATTTAATAGCAAGGAATCCACCGTCTGCTCTATCACCTACCCACCAAAGGTCTGTGAAGTCAGTCTGCCTTAAATCTCTTCTCGGAGTAATTTTGGTAGTATCCGTGCCATCAATATCTCCTGCTCCTAATGACCTTTTAATAAGTGTAGGGCTTGTTCCAAGTGCAGTTGTAGACATCTTACAATCCCAGCCTGTGAGTTTTTTAAACTCCTTAAGGTTTACTGGAGCGTTATCTACATCTTCCGCTATGTCTTCATATGTCGGAACGCAAGATGCATTTATACCGCCTGTTGTAGCACATACAATGTTTGCATCTGTTACTGTAGGCTGTGCAGGGTTGAATGATGTTAACAGAATACCTGCATCTAACTGCATTTCTTCAAATGCGTCCTGTGAAATTTTAGTATATAATCCCATAGTGTCTCCTTTAATTTTCTGTTAAAAATTCTACTAATACGCTTATAAGAATACGCCTTACGTCCGAATCGTCTGGATCGTTAAGCCTCTGGGCGAATATGTTGCCTCGTTTTACTACCATGTAGCCTCCTTCTATCGCCTTGATGTAATAACTGTAGCTAATCCTTTCGCTTATTTGATCCGCTTTTTTATTGATCGCTTCCCAGCTACTGTCTCTGTACCAAATTGAAGCTGTCATTGGTACGTCTATCCCTATTGCGTCTGTAGAGGCTTCAAATGTAATATAAGGCATACCTACGCCATCGGGTACGGTGTACTCGTCATAGGCCGGTATGCCAAAACTATTCCAAAACGTATTAATTGCTTGCGATTTGTCCATTTAAGATGTACTCCTCTGCTGTTACTTGCCTCATATTAAGTGTAGCACTCTGCGGTGTAAATTTATCGTCTCCGTCAGAAGTAACTCTGAATATCTTTCCGTCTCTCAATCTCTTGAAAACATCGTGATATTCAAACACAAGATTTCTCCTTGTGGTCACTGTATAAAGTGAAGTTACTCCTGCTTGCTCTGCCGTTCTTGCTTCCATAGAAGTATCAAATGTTATAGCCGCATCAAATGTGAAGCCTTCTTTCCATACAGTTGTATAACCGCCATAGCCATCATTCTGTGTGGTCTTATCAAGTTTTACGCACGCTTCCATTCCTGCGTCTAATAAACTCATTTGAATTTTCTCCATTTGTTTAATCTGTTTGCAAAAACACCTTGCCACGAAGCCGATGATGTATCTCCGCTTGCTCCTTTGGTATAGGAGTAACCGCCAAAAGACTCTGATGTATACGGTGACAAAGCCTGACCGTCCAGAGTGAGATATTTCTGTTTCCAAGCGTCTATTTCAGCATTCAGGGCTATGACCTCTGCTGGTACTGCCATAGCCCATAAACCGCCGTGATAAACTTCGTCTTTCAGTTGCCTCTGCGGATACTGATAGACTCCATCGTTAAATACGCTCCCAACTATGCGGAAATACTGACCATCTTCCAGCAACTCTGTCTGAACATTGCCGTCTACGATTGCTACATCACCGATATATCTCGCATATTCGAAGAAGTTATTCAGTTCCAGACATAATTCGTAAAGCATATCCTACTCCTTTAGTGTTCTGTTGTTGTGGGTGTTGTGATAGTTCCCTTTACAACTCCCTGTGCATACTCTACAAGGAACTGGATTCCAGCCATAGCCATCATTTCTACCTGTGCTCTTTCATCGGTCTGCTTTGCGTGCGCTCCGATGTAGCCAGTTTCATCTGTAGTAAGGTTGAATGCATAAGCAAGGTCTCCGCTCATTGTCAGATAGTACATAACAATGTTGTCCTTTGCAGTTGAAACTACTGTGCCCTTTGTTACCTGTGAAGAAAGAATAACTGTACCAAGACCGAGGAAGTCTTCAATATAAGTCATTCCGAATGCAGTCTGGGTGCTAATTGTTGCTGTAGCAAGATAATCTGCAATATCAAGGGGATTTACAAAGTGTACGGGAGCGATAGCATCGTCCTCAAAAAGTACCTGTAACTGTCCCCAAGTCTGTGCAAGTACAGCCTGTAAATTTGCTCCAGTTACTGGTGTTGAGCCTGTAATAGTTCCGTTAAGGAAAGAGAACAGGTCTGTTCTAATGGTTTTCTGAATATCGCTTACCATTTTAGCGTCTGTCTCATTGACTGCTTCCTGATAGCCTGACTTCTGAATCGCTTCTGCAGTTGTTCCCTTTCTCCACTTCTTAAGAGTAAGTTCGCCAAAAGGCTGTTTGTTTCTCTGATACTGGGAAAGAGGAATAATTTCTCCTTCGGGTACTACTCCGCTCTGGAGTGTGCCTGTGGTGGTGTAGTAGTACATTGTTGTACCTTCCTGCATAGCAATCTTCCTTGTTACTCCGAGTGCCTCGATGAGTTTAGGAAGGAAGTTATGTGTGAACTGAAGAACGAAGTCAACTTCTCTGACCTTGCTCATCTGTGCCGCTTTGATTACATTGGTTTCTGCTGCTGTTGTTACGTTACTTGCCATTATGTGTGTCTCCTTTTAAAATCCGAATTGTTCATGATGTTCCGCTATCGCTTTCTGTCTTTCTATAGGGTCTTTGATAGCATAAATCTGTTCTTTTGATAAGGTTACGCCACTTCCTTTAGGCGGTGTTTTAGTGGACTCGCCTTCGGTCTTTGTCTTGACTATGAAATCAGCCCACTCTTCTTTAATACTGTCCGTTACTTTGTCAGCGTCCTTTATGTTTTCTCCATCAAGTTCTAAATCATCAAGTTTAGTCACAGAGAGAATCTTGTCAATGAGTTTTTCGCTCACGCCAGCCTCGGATAAAAGAGTCTTATAAGCAGAAGCCTTCTTTGCAGTAGTTTCTTTGCTCTGAAT